TATATATTAACTGATATTAATTAATATAAAATCAAAGGTGTTATTTTCGTATTTTTACCTTCCAGGGAAATATCAATTACATCTGTGACACTGGCTGTAACTCGCTGTGTCACTGCACGTTACGTGTCATTATTCATCTGTGACACATCTATGACATCTATTACACCCACGTGTTTCGAGACGTTAAGTTGCTGTAAAACAGATAGTTACGGTACGTAAACCACGATTATGGGCATTTAGCACATATTTGAGGCAGGAATGTAGTATATTTGCTGTCAATAATTAAGAATCAATTTTTGTATGAGTAAAACAGATAAGAACAAGGATACGGGAAAGCCTGTGCCGGAGGTGGTAATAGGCAAAGACGGGGTGCCTGTTAACGTTGGTACGCAAGCCCGCCTCGAGAAATCCCGCACGCGCCTGAATCCGGCTGACGAAATCGGCTGCGATAGCGTTTTTCAGATATGCCGCCGCCGTTGGGGGGCAACTCCGATTTGGCAGGAGCCGGACGACCTTTTAGAAGCGTTCAACAGGTACCGCGAGTGGATAGATGCGCATCCTATAATAGTTCACGACGTGGTTAAGTCCGGTAACATGGCGGGCACCATACTAGACCTACCGAGAAAGCGCCTTATGTCTGAATCGGACTTCTGCGCGTTCCTTGGAGCGGCGCCCAACTACCTAGCAGACCGCAGGCGCATATATGAATCCAACTACGAAGAGTTCGGCCTAGAGGCTTCCAAGGGCTTCGCTGAAGCTATCGACAATATCCGTATGATGATATTCCAAGATATGGACGCGGGCGCCGCCTCGCAGGCGTTCGACCCTACGTACATCCGCTCTTTGCGCGGGCTGAAAATGGCACTTGACTACACATCCGGTGGCAAGGAGATTAAAGGAGGCCTCACAATACAGGTTTCAGACCCTAGGACGGCATCTAGAGTCCAAAAGCTAAAGGACTTCAAGAAAGAGCACAAAACGTCAGAAAACGAAGGAAAATAGCATTATATGAAGTGTACATATGTATTCGATAAAATGATAGGCCCGGTAACCGACCCGTACATTAGAGGGATAGCGAGTAAGGGCGGTACGCGTTCTTCCAAGACGTGGAGCGTGTTACAGCTACTTTACCTAATCGCCCGGGAAAGTACCGAGCCGCTAATGATTAGTTGCGTAACGGACACGCTTCCAGCCGTCCGCCGTGGTATGTTGCGTGACTTCACTAATATGCTGATAGACGAGGGAGTATGGGAGGACAGCGCGTTCAACAAGTCCGAGATGATATACACCGTAAAGGAAGGCGTATATATCGAATTCTTCGGGTGCGACAGTGCCGCCAAGGTACACGGCCCGGCGCGCGACATTCTTTTCATCAACGAGGCGCAACGGGTGCCGAGGGAAATCTTCCGTCAATTGGATGTGCGTACCCGGCTAAAGGTGATAATCGACTTTAACCCCGTCCGAAGATTTTGGGGCGAGACTGATTTTGTAGGGGACAAGTACGTAACTATCCACAGCACGTACAAAGATAATCCGTTCCTAACCGAGCAGCAAGTACAGGCAATCGAGAAGAACGCCAACGACCCAAATTGGTGGCGCGTATATGGTGAAGGACAGACAGGCGGGCTGGAAGGCCTCATATATCCCGAAATTGACATTATCGAGGAGTTGCCTAAGGAATTGCAAGGGGAGGATACAAAACGCTGTGTAGGGCTTGATTTTGGCTTTCAGCAAGACCCGACCGCAATAGTCGATATCTACATGCGTGGTTGGGACTTGTACATAGATGAGATTTGCTACCGTACCGGAATGCTGAACCGCACAATAGCCGAGACGCTGAAGGAACACGGGCTGCATAACGTCTACACGGTGTGCGACAATGCCGAGCAGAAGAGTATCGTGGAGATTCGGCAGCACGGCTGCAAGACGATTCCCTGTGTGAAGGGCAAAGGCTCCGTAAAGGCAGGCATTCAGCAGGTGAAGCAATTCCGGCTACACGTAACGAAGCGGAGCGATAACGTACTGGACGAGGCGGATAACTATTCATATGTCAAGGACAGCATGACGGACCTGTACACAAATGAGCCGATAGATGCATATAACCATGCATGGGACGCTATCCGTTACGGCGTCGATTTCCTTATCCGCAAATATCGACCTAAAGCAGCCGCACAATGATACAGTTATACGAGCGTGTGCAGGTTACCGAGGACGGAAGGACGGGAACCGTATTGGAATCGGATGTATTGGGCGTTGTAGTCCAATACGACGGAACGGATGAACAAGAGTGGTTATTTTATGAACAAACTGAACAATTAGAATTTGACGAATATGAGTAAAAAAGGATTTTACGGCCTTGAATGGCTGATACTGCAAGAGCGGACCAACTGGAAAGGAAAGGTTAAAAATGTCTTTCGGAGCGTGTACTATGCACTTTGTCGGTATAATAACCGCAAACAGTTAGAATATATTTGTAACTTGCACCCGTGTTATGAGGGGGGCCTAACTTCCGACCAAAGTAAGTTATTGGAAAAATTGTCGGAGTACGTCAAGGCTTCCCCGTTCATAACCAAAAAGCTAAAGACCGTGTACGTCATTCCGAGCATTGAGAAAGTCACGCTATGGCAGCTAATCGAGACGAGACGAGCCGAGACGGCAACGGAGAAGGTTACGAAGTGGTGCACCCCGGTTGAGGGGCAGACGGCCGAGTATTCACCCGACAACGTATATCACTTGCTAACCGCGATGAAGTACATACGGGAGCAGATTAAGGCGGCCGACGATTTGGAACGAACGCTATTCCCACAGGGCGCAGGAGGGCCGGACGCGGAGCCGGATACACTAAGGGAGGCAAAGAACATATTGACGCTAGTACAGGCTACGGCGGAGTTGTTCAACTGCTCGTTCGAGGAGGCGAAACGGATAAATTACCTAGACGCTATATTGGCATTGTCCAAGAGGCACGAGGAAGTAGAAAAGGAAAAAGCGGAAATGAAGAAACATTTTAACAAATAACTTATGATTAAAAAGTATGAGATAATCACAGTAGGAGCCCGCAAGCGCGTAAAGGCGCTACGGTCTTTCAGCGTACAGGGCCGTTACGTTAACGTGGGCGATGTAGGCGGTATAGTATATGACGAGAACACATTGTCACAGGAGGGCAACGCGTGGATATTTAGCGGCAATCTGAACTATCCTTCTATCCGTGTGTCGGGCGATAGTATTGTAGACACAAATGGCTACGAGGGCGCAGTAACTGGCCCTAGACCATTCGTTAACATTACAGGTACTTCGGCCCTTATCGGCGCACACGAGTTCGTTACGGGAATGGTATCAGCCGCAAAGGTGCTTGCAGTAGGTGACGTAGAGCAGGGGGGTATAGATGCCGCTATTGGTTATACTTATGACGAGACCAAAACGATAAGCTCGAATAGCATACGGACAAAGTCCCTTATCTATATGGGCGGCGCTTCTGTCACAGTTACGTTAGCGAGCAAAGGATACGAGATGCGATTAGTACGGTACAATGCAGAAAAGAAATCGGTGGGCGGGTCTGCCTATGGAAATAGCGTCAGCACGGAGGGGGCATGTTACGTTGGGGTTCAAATTAGGAAAACCCCGGTAGCCGCAGTAGTTCCGGCAGATATCGTAGCCGCAAAGGTTACCATACCGTCAACAGCCATTGAAAGTACACTTAACATCAACGACAGCCGGATAGTGTTTAACTACACTAGCGCAATGACTGTTACAACTAAGGTTAATGCGGGGAACACTCAAAATGCAGATGTATATAAATCCGTAATTGACGGAAGTAACCTATCTATCAGTAAGACGGGTGGCGGAGCATTTGCAGCTAACATACTTGCAGATGTGATTAAGTGTAACGTAGAATGGCGGTTGGTTTCTGCTAATAGCCTGCTTATTGGTAATTTTTACAACATTGGAAGGCTAGTAAATGACGGTTCATACTCATTTGCCGTGTCGTATGTGACGAAAAATAAGATTATCGCTAGGGATTGCTACGCATTCACCCAATCGGAACAGGTCATACCTAAGGACGCACTTAGCGCCCTATCTGTTAGTTTTCCGTTTAAATTCATCCGTTGTAACGTTGAAAATGGTATATTCTACCACAACCCGGTTAACCGCAATGTGTACACGGATATCGACTTTTCGAAAGCTAGCGCCGATTTGGGTAAAGCTCTCATATTCGGTACTCTATGCAGTTCGGAGGTTGAAGGAATGTACCGCGTGTATAACGTAGCTAGCGAAAAATTCGGCGCACTAGTGGAAAGCTACGACAGTATTAAAGATGCCGACTTTTCAGATTTGGCGACTATGGTCGCTACCACGATTTACAAGGATGCAAAACTAACCGGGCTATTTAACATCTCGGGTACAAACGTATTCGGCGGAACCGGAAACCACGGAGGCGGTAAAGGCTGCGAGATAACCAACACGAAAGAAACGGAAATGGCTATATCGGGCAATGTCCGTGTAGAGGGTAACGCCAAGGTTAAAGATACTAGAATCGCCGGAACGGGCTACTTTGGCGGGAACTCCGTTACGGAGAATGCCTACATATTGGGCTCCGCATACGTGACGGATAACGGCGTTTTCTCCCCCGCCCCGGAAGAAGGAAAGTTCGATTCTGATATACACATAGAGGACAACGCTAAATTTTTGGCTACGTCTCGGGCGGGGAATACCGTTGTATATATGTGCGGAGACTCCGAGTTTTCCGGCACCATTGCATTTAATACCATTTCCTTGGCAATGTACGGAAAGTCTAGAATAGCTGGGAAGGTATCCGGAAGAGGCGTATTAATACTAGAGGATAATGCGGATACGTCCGACAAGAATGTAGAGGCATACGGCTGTATTCGCCTTGTCGGAAATTACCGTCAAACCAAAGAAATGATATGGACGGGTAGGCGGACAATCAGCAGCGAGAACGAACCCACATATGACAATAATGTAAAAACTAAGTATGACTTTTAAAGGGGTATTAGATGACGTATCAACATGGGCAGGCCGACACGGTCTACCCATGTTTTTTGGCGACGAATACACGCGTAATGTTCTAGCGAACCAAATTACGGGGGACTTCGTTTTCGTGGACATACCCGGAGGGATTCAGACATATTCCGATTTGGCACCTGAGCCGTTCGGAGTATCGGTACTTATCCAAGTGCTGGGAACGTCTTTCTATCTCCGTGACGATACGGCGGAAATAGAGGTCCTAGACAGGACTTTCACCGCAATTACAGACATTGCCAAGCAGGCAGGGTGTAATTACATTAGCGGGGCTGCAAATGTCGTCAAACGACAGAATATTTACGATAGTCCTAAATCGGGGTGGGAAATAACTATTAATATATCCGAGTAATGGCAAAGAATCCGATAACACAGATTGAAGTACTTCTAACCAAGCTACGCGACGATATCGAGCAATCGTACATACAGAAGGGCCTGATAGCTTCCGGAAACTTTGGTCGCGAACTGAAACTAACTGTAAGTGGCAACAACGCGAAGATAACCGCACCGCGATATGTCGGGGCTATGGAGGGAGGACGCTCCCCCGGAAGGCGCCCGCCGTTATCAGTTATCAAGCGTTGGATAGAGGACAAGAACCGTAGAGGGGCTAACATACCGATAGAAGCCGCCTATCCTATCGCAAAGATGATAGGCGAGGAGGGAATAAAGGTACCGAACGACCACAACCCCGGCGGCGTGGTGTCGGATGTACTTAACCCGGCTAGGGTACTGTCATTGCAAAATGACATCATAACGATAATACGATATGCGATTATTGACACATTAAAAATTGAATAATGAATGTATATTTACCCATAATCAACGAGACGTTGGTAGGCAGCGCTTCAATAGGAGAATCCAACTTCTATTTACAGCCTATCCCGGTATGGCCTACAAGGTCGTACACTATTACCATTACCCCGGAAAATCCCGCGAAGAACGTGGAAATATCTATCTCACAAGGAGGGGTGGGAAAGTTCCTAAAGCATATCCCGTACTCACCGAAGATTGAGTTTGACTTGTCAATAGTGGGCACGATAATAGCCCCGTTGACACGCGACCAGTCATTGCCAAATGGGGGCGGTAACGATTTAGGGCTAATCACGATAGCGCACGATAGCAAATATTGTATGGCTGTATTGTTTAACGCGGATGTTCCCGTGCATATGATGCCCTCGATAGGCGGAACCAATTTCAAGTTCCCGGTAAAGCCGAGAATCCCCGGACAGCCATACGACATTATTATGCCGTCTTTGTCGTGGGAGGATAACGGGCTGACTAACTACGACATCACATGTGAACCCGTGGACGATTACCACGGACCGCACGCGTTCCCCACTAAGTATTACCTAGGCAGTACGATAGATATCCGGTACATCAAGAAACTAACCGTTAAGAGTCCGAATACTGGTGACACGGTAGCCGTAGCCGAGTATGAAAATAAGTTGCCGCAAGCCGTAGCGAACGACGACCAAATGTTATGCGCCGCGCGCCTACGTTGGAATATGCGTAACGGGCAATGGTTTTGGTACGCGTTTAAAGACTACTTTTGGAACGAGGGATTCACATATATGCGTGGTTTGGGCGGCGCATCCGAGCAGGGCATTCTGACTATCAACGTAGCATATGCAAAGGAGTTTTATCCGGCATTCCAAGAGTTGTTAGTTTCCTCCAATATCGAATTGACACTGCCGAAACAGTTCCCCACAATAGACGAGGAACAACGGTACAAAATGGAGGTTACTAGCGACACGGGCGCACGGTGGAGCGGCTCGGAACGTGTGTACCGCCAACAGATTACATTGCGTACTATTGGCTTCATGGATAACTACATACCACCCGTTGAACCGGACGCGCCCGCTATTATCCCCGTAGCATTTACCGCCACTCCGTATGAGCAGACGTACCCGTACTATGCCGATATAAATGCGATAACTAACGTTACTAGTAATGTTAAGTGGGACTTAGTGCCGCAGGTTGATTGGCTGTTCCCGGTATCGCCCGCAGACGGAAAAGGGAATATCGGATTCACGTCTGTATTAACTAGACGCACGGTGAATCCTAACACGGTACGACGAGTAGGATACATTCATTTCATTAAGGCGGGAACCGCCGAGCAGATAGGAGGTATAAAGGTAAATCAGAACGGGGCGCCCGCAGTAAATACCACACTAAAGTTTTTACCTATTACCCCGCAGGGCGGAGAGACAAATTCATTTTCGGTGAGTTGCACAACACAAGGAATGGGAACGTTACAGGTTAGAAATATGGCAGGTGCTAGTGGTGCATGGGTTAACCTAGACGCTAGCCAATTGGAGCAGGACGGAGGAGATGTATATGTGAATCCGGCGCTAAATTTGCCGGAATCCGGAGGAGTACCGCGCTCGTGCATTATCCGCACTACGCACGACATCACCGGGCAAATGGCAGATGTGAACGTTATGCAGTCCGTGGCTTGTCCGGTAGACCGTTTCCCGAACGATTTCAAATGGGCGGGAAAGAGTATGTATGCGTATGACGGAAATGCGCATAATGATAATGAGTTTACATTCACTTCCGGAATACCATACACCGATATGGTCGGGGAATGTAACCGGAGCTACGTAACTAACATTAGAATTGTGCGTGCGGCACCTAACATTAAGCTAGTGTTTAATTTGGCGCAAAACGCGGGGTCGGGGGCGAACACTGATAGATTTGCGCGTATCAATATCAAGCACGTACCCACCGGGAAAATATTGGGAACTCTAGTGATATTCCAACGCGCCTACAACAACGCGCCTGCTAACTACGTCTACGCTAGTTGGGACGCATTAGAGGCAGGAGAAGGAAGTACGCATTATTTCGAGTTGATAACGGCCGCATCTATGGTGCCTAGCCTTATACTGCCTTCACAGGCTAAAACACATAATATTGACAGTCTTAGTGTAGCAGGTGTGCAACTTAATAAGTTCCGTGTTATGCTAGATTGGAATCCCGGTCGGACCCGAACTATCAATTTATCAGCGAACGTTACAGGGGCTTCGGGGAACATTCCGATTATACAGTATTCAAATGTTGACGCTATGACAATAGCATCTAATCAGATTTGGCACAGGTTAGACCCGGTATGGGTGCTGAGTGCCCCGAACGAAAGAACCGCAGAAATAGCGGTGCAGGCGCAAAAGCTAAACCAACGTGATGAGATATCGTTCTTCCGGCTTGACAGTTGGGTAACGCTAGATTCAACCGCCATAGACCCTAATAACAAATATGTTAGAAAGTTCAATTTGCGGATATCTGCTAATACGACAGGCGCGGGGAGGGGTACGGAAATACGGTTCCAAAGACCGGGGATACCTGATATAATTATACGAATCGAACAGGCAGGATAAAATGGAGACAGTAAAATTAAAGATTAACGGAAATTACGTGGAGGGCCTTTCGGGGTCCTCTGTAAAACTCACAGTCAACAATATATCACCCGTCACAATGACAGGTGACAGTGTGGCATTTTCGGCTACTATCAAAGTGCCGAGGACACTCAACAATGACAGGACGTTCATTAACTTGCAAAAGGGTATGCACGAGTGCATTTTTTATGATTGTCAGTTACTCGTGTACGGGCTTCCATTCCAATACATGGGCTATGACGTGGAGTTCTACGCCAAAGTATCATACAACGGCGGGAATTACTCTATATCGCTAGTCGAAAATACGCAGAAGTGGAGCGACGAAGAAATACGGATACAGCACAAGTTAGAGCAGGTAGAACAGATGTTTGCCGGGTGGCTAAATGCGTCACGTGTCGTCAACCTTGAAAAGATGATCAACGACCATATCACATGGAAGGAAGGCAAATTTCCGGTTCTCACTCCGAAAAATAACGAGGGGGCAGCAATACCCGAACCGATAGATGCGGCGCTGCTAAAGCCTACTATTATGATATTCCGTTCATCTATCGTATGGGATAATGATGTAGCATCCGGAAATATGACTTTAGTGCCTAAGGAGTACACGAAAGGCCGGGGCGGCTATATCTATCCGGACATTGCGCAGGTAGTAATATCCGATACCATGAAAGCCTTGTATGCCACCCTTTTTGGCCCGGCCCCGGGCGGGCAAAATCCCGGGTTCAATATCCGGTCGGGCGTAGGGCGAGATATCCGTATGATAGTGGAATACACAGGAACTACCATTCCTAGCACGTTGCCGGAACTGCACATAGTAGCGGAATCCACTAACTTAACGGAGTGCATTCTATACGCCCGTTCAAGACTGACAGACCGTATATGGCTGTACGTGTCACCTCTTAACTCCGTGGCGTTCGTCACGCCTACGAGCGACAAGTATATGATACTGAAAGGGCTGATAGGTGGGGTTAAGGAGTCATGCTTCAAATTTCCGAACGGGTATGCCCCGGAAGAACTCATTGATATGGGAGAAGGCAAAGCGGAAGTACTGACAGCATACAGGCCCGCAGCTGGAACAATCGTAACGGGTACAGGGTTCCCCTATTCGGACGTCAAAAAAATGGTGGACGACCTGTGTACGGCTTTCCATTGGCGGAAGCAGTGGCGGAACAAGACGTTAAGTATTGAACCAATCATACACCCGTCAATACGCGACCGGAAAGATGACAGGCATAAATACATAGTTGATTGGAGCGATAGGTTTTCCGGAGTGGACACGATAGAAGTTCCGGATGAGTTTGCCGACCAGCTTGTAACGCAGGTGGGGGACGTTAGGTACAGCTACTCGATAGGCCCCGGTACGCTTAATCCGGTGAAGGACGCGTATAAGTCCGGTTTGCCGTTTGCGTATAACTTTACGGCGTTTCCGAAAGTCGCGTTAACATCCAAGTTTACCACGGGCGGAACCGCTACGTATGTGACTGCACTAGAGGACATTTATAGGATGTATATAAAGAGGCACTTCAAGTTATTCGAGCCTAGAATGCAGGTTAAGATAAAGGCCCGGTTAAGCTATTCGGACGTTATCAACCTAAAGTTGGACAGGGCGTATTACTTTTCGCAGTTGGGCGGATATTTTTACATAAAATCCCTAGGCGAATATGACGTAACTAAAGGAGATTGCAAGCTATCTTTGTACAAATTGGATTTAACGAACTAGAGTATGGCAGACCAAGTAACATTATTAGACTTAAATTTTGGAACGTCAGAGGCTGAAAAAGGCCTCGACGCTCTGATAGCAAAGAGTATAGCGCTTGCAAAGACCAAAAAAGATTTACAAGCTGCGTATAACACTGAAAAATCAGCCCTTGACGCTCTTAACCAAAATTACGCGGACGGGCTTGTATCACAAGACAAGTACGAGGCGTCCGTTCGGAAACTGAACAAGGAGATGATAGAGACGAAAAAGGCTCTGTTAGACAACGCGAACGCGCAGAAGGAGAACAACGCCGAGATTAAGAGTACCAAGACTTTGTTAGACAGCGAGGCCACGAGCGTTAACGCGCTCCGTGCGCAGTTGGCGCGGAACACCGTGGAACTTAACAAGATGTCCGAGGCGCAGCGCACTACTAGCAAAGAAGGCGTAGAACTCACCGAACAAACCAAGGCGCTATCCGACAAACTGAAAGAGCTAGAGAAGTCCGTAGGAGACAACCGTAGAAATGTGGGTAACTATGCGGAAAGTGTAAAGGAGGGTATCTTGCAAACACAGGGCTTATCCGGCGGAACGGGCGCGCTAGTCGGCGCGATGAAAAGCGGGATAACCGGGGTACAGGCATTTAACGCGGCGTTGAAGGCGAACCCGATTCTATTCATAGTTACAACCGTGTTAACGCTTATCGGGCTGATAGAAAAAATGATTAAGCGTAACAGCGACTTATCGACAAGCCTAAAGGCGGCATTTGCGCCATTCCAAACGATTTTAGGTCGGTTGTTGGACTACATAACCGAGTTGTTCACGGCGCTTGCAAAGGCTTTTGAATGGCTAGCCGAAAAAATAACGTGGCTACTCAATAAGATAGGGCTTATATCGGACGCTACATTGGAAGCCGCCCGGAGCGCTAGCGCCCTAGAGAAAGAAATGCAGCGCATTTACAAGGCGGAAACGGACATGCTCGTACCTATGGCGCGTCTAAAAAGGGAAATGGAGGAACTAAAGACCCTAGCAGCCGACCAAAATAAGAGTACCGAGGAACGCCGGAAACTGTTAGAGCGGGCTACCGAGAAACTGCACGCTATGCGGGACATGGAGGTACAGATACTGGACGCCAAATACAAGCAGATTAAGGCCCAAAATGAGTTGGGATACACATCAGACGAGGACGCCCGGAAGGAACAGGAAGCCCTAGCAGCACTAGAGCAGGCCCGCGCCAATTACGCCACGCAGGAGAAAGAGATATACGGGCAATTGACGGGATATGAAAAGGCGGATGCAGCAGCCAAACAAGCTAACATTAAGGCTGCACTAGACGCCCGGAAGAAAGCCGCCGAAGATGCAGAGAAAGCCGAGATTGATGCGGCAAAACGTGCGGCGGACGAGAAGGCTAAAGCACAACAAGCCATATTGAAGCAGTACGCGGACGCCATAGAAGCCATGCAGCTACAAATCGCCGAGAACGAGTTGAAGAACGGCGCTGCAACACTGGAAGAACAACAGCAGGTTATCAACGCGCAAATTGAAGCCGAGAAGTACAAGAGGCAGCAAAACCTAATCGGAGAGCAGGAGTACCTCAACAATGTGAAAGCCCTGCAACTAGAGTTCGCCGCGTCAGTGAAGGCCGAGGAGGACGCGCGGATGCAGGCAGACCGAGACCGTCAGGCAATGGAGATTGAGAACCAAAGACAACTAGACGATATCAAGTTAGGCAACTCGCTAGAGGCCGACCTTATCCGGCTGAACATGAAAAGAGACGCGGAGGTAGCCGCAGCCGAGGCGATAGGAGCCGAGACGGACAGCATATATGAGCGTTACGAACTTATCAAGGAACAGAGGGAAAGAGCCGCAGCGAACGCGCGTGTAGCTTTGGCAGGTGATGTAGCCGGGCAATTGTCCACGCTGTTAGGTGAAGAATCCGAAGCCGGTAAAGCCGCCGCGATAGTGCAGGCCACTATCAACACATATCTAGGCGCTACCAAGGCATTGGCACAGGGTGGATTTCTAGGGATTGCGCAGGCAGCGATAGTAGTCGCCGCAGGTATGAAGCAAGTAATGAGCATTACGAAAACCAAGGAGCCGGATACCAAGGTGCGCACACCGTCAGCGAAGTACGCGAAAGGTGGACAGATTTACGGGCCTAGCCATTCCGCCGGGGGCGTAACGTTCGTAGGTTCCAACGGACAACGGTTTGAAGCCGAAGGAGGCGAGAACATGTATATTCTTAACCGGAAGGCTTCCGGAGCGATTAACGCGCTGTCAGCGCTTAACATGGAGTACGGCGGGCGTTCTTTCGGTTCTTCCGGTGTGTACCGTTACGCGAACGGGGGGAAAATTTCGGTAGGTTCTAATGGCACTGTAAAAATGCCCTCAAATTTCGCCTTATCTGATGACAGCCTGTACAAGCTAGCCGCAATTATATACGATTCGGTAGCACGCGTTCCAGCGCCGCAGGTCGCAGTGACGGACATAAATGAGGAAACAGAGCGTGCGCAGAGCGTACAGGTGGCGGCAGGCATATAATTGATAGGTAAATAACCCCTTAAATGTAGTTTAATTGCATAACTTTGTAACGCAATTAACATAACTGTATGAAAAAGTTTGAAAAATTACGAATAATCGAGGCAGGCGAGACAAAAAACGCTATCGAGGACAACGGGAAAAGATATAAATTAGTCATTTCCGCAGAAAGTTTTCCGTCCCTTGTAGCGCTCGGAAACGAAAGGCCAATTCACGCACGCCGTACACATAACGGTGATGATTTGTTAGACGGATATATAGGGTATTTTACTAACTTTTCGCACGACGAAAACGCGGTTTACGCGGATTTAGTAATGTCGGAAGCGTTGGAAACCGCGTACCCCTCTGAATTCTCATTTATGGTAGCCATGATTGAGAAGGAACCAGAGTTGTTAGGCGTATCCGTCAATCAAATGGACGTTAAGGTTTTCGATGATGAAGCGGAAACGGCTACTGTTACAGAGGTGACAGAACTATTTAGCGCTGATTTGGTAGGGCTTCCCGCCGCGACTAGTTCACTATTTAGCAATAATAATTTTAAAAATTCAAAGAACATGAGCAAATTTTCATTTAAAGGTCTGATTTCGTCTTTCTCCAAGACGAAGCTAGCGACCGAGACATTTACAACCGTAGGCGGAACCGAAATTGTAGTTTCCGCAGCAGGTGACGAGGTTCAAGTAGGTGACGCCGTTACACTAGCGGACGGAAGCCCGGCGCCGGACGGGGATTACCAAATCACTACACCGGACGGGGATATTATTCTAGTCGTTGAGGGTGGCGTAATCGCAGGAGTCAAAGACGTAGAGGTAGAAGAAACCAAAACCGAGGAAGAGAAGAAAACGCCCACACCGGAAGAACTTGCAACGTTACAAGCCGAGGTTACCGCGCTGAAAACGGAAATCGCCGGGCTGAAAACACAGCTAAACCGTAAGACCGGAACGCCTAAACCTGCAAAGACTGAGGTTAAGACCGAGGAAAACAAGGGAGAAACAAAATTAAGCCGTGAAGCCGTTCAGAAGGCATTCAAGGAAAACCGTAACAAGTGGCGTTAATATAATTAATTCATCAAAAACTAAAAAATTAGAAACTTATGGCATTTACATTTAGTGACTTAAACAAATTGAACATTGACAGTCTGTCAGATGTTATATCATTAACGCTAGGTCTGGAAGGTGAACTTTCCACAGGCGTAACGGTGTTATCAGGAATCGAGAAGGGTAAACCTATCTTGACTTTTTCGGCAGCAAACAAGGCGGTAAGACGTTCCGCAGGATGCGACGGCGAGTACAAGTACGGTTCTTTGCAGGACAAAGTTAAATATTACGACCATGCACAGATAGAATTGCCTATCGTGGTTTGCTTGCAAGATTTATGGGGCAAAATGGTAGCTAAAGGTGTACACTTGTCAGACGAATTCGACCAAACTCAGTTGGCGGCGTTCATGCAGTCGGAAATTCTGAAAGTGTTGGAAGCCGATATGTTGCGCCTCGTGTGGTTGGACGGCTTGAAAACCTCTGATACCAATGGAGAATACACCGTATTCAAAAATGGCGGTATCATCAAGCAAATGAACGATTCTACGGAAGAAGTCGGAACGTTCACTCCTACCGATACGGCTAGTGTATTGGCTACGTTGAAATCGTGTATTGACACGCAGCGCGCAGACCAATTGAACACATCAGAGTTTTTCGTATCCAGCAACGTTATGCGTGCGTACAAGAATCTCGTAGAATCCAAAGATAACCATTTGGCACAGGCTAACATGGAGGACGGAAAGCCCGCCTACTATTTTGAAGGATACAAAATCAACGAGTTGCGCCACGTATCCAACAGCGCCAAGGGTGATGCGTTAACGGTTCAGTCATTCATTGCGTTTACTCCGAAAACCAACATTCAGTTGGCGTTGGAGGATTCCTCACTGAACATTGCGCCGTTCATTCAAGATGCGAAAGACCGCAAGTATTACAGTACTACTGTGTTCGCTGCTGATGCTATGCTGGCGGTTCCTCAGTACATGAAGTTATACACCGCCGCAGGCGCTTAATCAACTAAAACAAAAGGTATGGCTTGTATAAAAAAACTAAATCTAGCAGTTACTTATAATTGCGAAGTAGGCGCAACAGGCGTTGCGGAGCTATATCTAATAAATCGTGCCGATATTACTAGCGCTACGGTAAGTGCTAATAATTCGGTATCAGCTATAACACTGGCTTCGGGGGCTAAATCAGTCCCCGTAGACGTTGTTAAAAATGGGGTAAAGGTATTGGAGACATTAAAGGCTACGGACGTTGCTAACGGCCTAGAACAGTCGGTTACTTTAGTACTATACAACAAGTTGACAGAATCCGCACAAATATTAGCCGCCCTTCTTGACGGTTCGTATGTAGCGGCGGTACGATTTAAAGATATAAATGCGGCCCGGCAGTTAATCGGGTATTTTAACGGTTTGGAGATATCCGACGTTTCGACGGACAGCAGCGCTAACGGGGGATTTACTACCATTACACTAAAGACACCGGATGACGCTAAAGGCGACAAGAGGTTGACACTTGATAACGCCGCATGGACTACAATAGTTAACGCTAAACTTACATAATTATGGGATGTATATCAAAATTAAATAGGGCTATCTTAGTGGACTGCAATAGCGGCGCAACGGGCATTGAAGAATTGTTGCTAATCAACTATTCCGAGATTGCTACGCGCGACTTATCCGCCGGACAAGCTACGTTAACGCTGTCAAGTGGCGGGAAGGCTATCTTAGTGGAATCCAATAAGAAGGGCGTTAACGCCTCATCAGAAGCCCGCATTAACGACAATGCGCCCGCGGGGCTCGCCGATACCGTAACCTTTACGATATACGGAAAGGGTGAAGATTCGGCAGACACGGTTAACCGCATCTTAAATGGTCGGTTCGTGGCAGTCGCTAAGATGAAAGAGAAAAATGTATTCCGTGTGTACGGTCTAGTGTATGGGCTTACTATGTCGGCCTACACAGAAGAGGCCAATGCAAACGGTGGGTTTACAACAATAACGTTATCTACGCCGGAAAACGTGATAGGCGAGCAGCGCGCGCACTTCAATCCGACAACGTATACAACGTTAAGAAGCGGCGCTATCGTAGCGTAAAGGAGGTAAAATATGGCATGTATTAGAAAGCTATCTACTAACATCACATTTGATTGCGCCAAGGCTAACCCAACGGCGGGTATCGGAGAAATTGACGAACTCATACTTCTTAACCTAGTGGACGTATCTAGTTATTCGGTGTCTGCCGGAGTGGCTACGATTACTATGATGAAATCTACTAAGGGATACGTAGTAAGTTCGGTGAATAACTCTGTTAGCGCTACAATCGCAGCGCGCATTAATGATTTCATAGCCACCGCGCAGGAACATTCTATCATCATAAAGGTGTTGGAAAATTCCGGGGCTATATCCGGGCCTTCCGGGTCGGCTGACTTGATTAGCATCATTGACAACTTGCAGAAGGGGACGTTCGTAGCGTGCGTAAAGACCATTAACAACGGGTGCTTTGTTTACGGCCTAGAGGCGGGCCTAGAATGTTCCGAAATTGTAGGGGACACTGCTACCGGGGGAATGGTTACTATTACGTTAAAAACACCGGACAGCGCAGGAGGCGATAGAATGTATTCCGTTACTAATGCGGCTTATGAGGCGTTAAAGACGCCAAAGGCATAACAACAATTTAAACTAAAATTAAATGACTAAATTAACTGATATTGGACAGATTTTGGCGCTATGCGCGAAAATGACTAGCCTAAAGTTAGAAGTAGCGTGCGGCTTTGACAGACAGTTCGCCGCGAAATGGTACGAAAACGAGTATCTTACCGGACGCCACGTTCGGTATGTGATGAAACCGGATAAGTTCATCGCATCAGTAGAGGACGGAAAGGTATATCGGGCATTTAACACCCCGGACGCCAAGGCGGTTGAACTCATGGAAAGTAATCCGGAATACCGTGATTTCTTTATTGACATGGAGTCCGTTCCTAACACTATTCCGGAACTAGGTGATGACCCGTTCACACCGGAACCGGAAGTAACAGAACCGGAAGTAACAGAACCGGAAGTAACAGAACCGGAAGTAACAGAACCTACCGAGCCGGAAGTAGCAGAACCTACCGAGGAGGAAATTGCCGCAGCAAAACGCAGCGCAGCCGCAAAGAAGGCCGCAGCTACTAGAGCAGCAAAGAAGGCCGCAGAAGAAGCAGAAAATGCGGATATCTCCGAGTTTGAATAATTAATTTAAAGGGCATGATAGACGGAAAAAGAATATATCTAGCAGTCCGCAAGGCTATTAACCTACTTCCGCGACAGGCGGAGGGGGTTGTTAGCTATGATGCGGATAATCTGTACCCGCAAAGGATAGCTAACCTTATAGACGCTAGCAAAACCGCTACGGCGTGCGTGGCAAAAGCCGCCGAGAATATAGTATGTGAAGGTTTTGCCGTCGAAGAGTTCGCCCGTATGACGAACGATAACGGGCAGGACATGAACGACATACTAGAATTTATCGGGGAGGACATTCCGAGATTTCGCGGTTATGCGCTGATAGTGCAGTACGGAGGCGACTACAAGCCGAAGGCGGTGTATCCTGTTCCGTTCGGCTATGTCCGCGCAGTACTTAACAAGAATTACAAGGAGAATAGCCGCGTAAACAAATGGTTAGTATTTGATAACTGGGACAGGGGAATGCTGAAGGACACTAACAGCAAGACCGGAAAGATATACCCCACATTCAACCCGGCTAAATTTGCCGAAGAATGCGAGGAATACGGAGGAATCGAGAATCACCCGGGACAACTGTATTATAGCAACTTTTCAAACCGCGTACCCTATCCTACTAGCCCGTTTCACGCGGTGCAGCCCGAAATGGCAGCGGAACGCGGAAACGCCGTGTATGTGGAGAACGTATTATCTAGAGGGTTCCACGCATGTAGCATAGTTACGCACGGAGATTTTGAATCAGACAGGGAACAAGACGATTTCCGCGAAGCCCTTACAAATATGATGGGCGTTGAGGGGACCGGAGCGGTATTAACGGTACGTGACACAGCCGTAGGCATATCGGACAAACCATTTATCAGAGTGGAACAGGTGGGAACACCGATAGATGCAGATTTGTACGAAAAGTATTCCGAACCGTTACGGAAAGATATTGCAATAGCGTGTTATACTATCCCTATCCCGCTAATAGATTCATCATTAATTAACTTTGCGAATGCTTCCGGGGAAGTGGTTAAAGAGATGCAGAAAGTGTACAGGCGCTCGCTATCCCGAGTACGTGAACGCATATCTAGAGATTTGGCGTACATCTTTGACCTAGATACTGCAATTACTAATATAAATAACAATCTCGAAGGGGAATCGGTGGATACAGCCGCCACGAAACCCGGAGAACAAACCGTATAAGTATGGCATATCCTATTGCAAGATTAAGAAGTTTGTTTTCTCTAGCGGCCGACGTCAAAGATGCCGACCTAGAGAAAGCATTTTATGAGGCTGACCAACTAGATGTCAAGCCCCAAATTTGTATGACCTACGAGGCAACTCCACAAGAATACAAGCCGGATAACGATAATTACGCAGGCCTAGACACCGTTATATGTTATTACGCTTTCGCTCGCTACGTGCAGACCAGCGAACAGAACAGCACGGCAAGTGGAATTAAGATACAGAATTATCTAGGCAGTTACATATTGCCGGACGTCAACAAGGCCAAGAGATTCGAGGCCGAGAGAGGGAAGGCAGACCAATTTATAGTGCCGCTTTTGGAACAACTCCGAAAAGACGGGCTGTTAAAAGATTCGTGCGAGTGTAACCGGGTACAAAGTAGAATATGTTTAATAAGGTAATGGACAGGATACTAGACGCGGCGAGAATATCGGCTATTGCCTTTATTATGTCAGTAACCAACGACGTTATGACATTTTTTGTACTTATAGTTCTATTCGGCACGCTGAATTTCGTGGTAGGCCTTGTGGCGGATTTAAGGGCCGGGAAACCGTACTCACACAGGAAAGCATTCCATGCATTTTTCGAGTATGCGATAGCCGCGATAGTTATCACTTTCACGGCGGCGGCGGCAAGGCTTATACAACTGGAAGGGGACTATACGCACGTTCTGAGACTGTTAACAACGTTATTTGCACTTGTGTATGCGAAGAATATTATTCGTAATTTCAAGTTGATACAGCCGGATAACGAATTTATAGCAGTGTTGGACATGCTGATTAACACTAAGTATGTAGAATTTATAAAAAAGTTAAAGAATGGAGTATTTCACGGTGAAGGAACTAACAAGGTCGGTGACGGCGGAAGCCCGGAAGATAGACAACACACCGACACCGGAAGCGGAAGCGAATCTGAAGGCGTTAATAAATAACGTGCTAGACCCGTTACGGAAGGCATACGGGAGCCCGATAACGGTGACTAGCGGTTACAGGTCGCCGAGGCTTAACGCGGCGGTAGGGGGCGTAAAAACGTCTCAACACCAAAAAGGCCAGGCCGCAGACATAACCGCGGGAAGCCCGGAAGAAAACAAGCGGTTGTTCGATTTGGCACAGGAATTGAACCTACCATTTTGTCAACTCATAGACGAGAAAAAATACAAGTGGGTGCACATCTCATATGATAAGAATGATGTTAGACGTCAAGTACTACACTTATGAGCCGATTAAATCAAATATTAATACTAGCCGTCGCACTGGCGGCTATATTGCTTTTCTTCGCGTTCGGTAAGATACGGAAGCAGAGAGCCGAGATAGACCGCCTAGATTGGAATATAGAGGCGGTAAATACCAAGTCGATGCAATACAAGTCAACGGCGGGAGATTTCGCGGAACGTGTGAATACGCTGACCCTAGAGAAATCAGAGCTAGAAATGTTTAATGCAGACCTTAATAATAGGGTACGCGAGCTAGGAATAAAGAACCGGGAGCTAAAGAATGCCACGCGCACCGAGACCGTTACGAGAATAGACACGGTAGTACAGACCATAATAGACCCCACCGGGACGAAAAGAACCGCCCACTATAACGACGGTTGGAACGATATAAAGGTTGAGAGCCTTCCGGACAGTACGAAATTAGAGGTACATTGCACTGATTCGCTAGACGTAATTACGCACGTCAGACAAAAGAAGTTCCTTTTCTTTAGAATCGGCAAACCGAAACCCTATACCACCGTCTCGAACAAGAATCCGAAAAATACGCTTCATATTAGGTTTTCGGCAAAATTCGACTAAAAATATTTACAATTGCAACCTATCTATTACACCTATCTGTGACACATAACTAGCTGTGTATCAAGTTACAAACTTTTTGCTGTCACAGATAAACATTTTTCATCAGTGACACTAAACGTGCAGTAAATCAAGTACTTACGGCTAGTGTAATAGATGTAATAGATAAATCGTATAGAGATAAAATAGAAAAGTGCTATAAATGTTAATATATATCAAATCGTATATAGTATATTTTCATTTTAAACTAATAGGGAAAATGCCGTTACATCTGTGACATGACGCCTAACTTGCTGAACTACTGCACGTTAGGCGTCATTCTTCATCTGTGACGCTAGCAATGTATCTGTGACACCCCGCAAAATTGTTAATCGTAGTTAAATACACAAAGTTTTTTCGGAAAATGTTTTGTAGTTCAGAAATAAGCCGTATCTTTGCAATGTCGATAAGGAAATGAGAGCCCCGCCAATCGTAACCAAAGGGGGTGAGAAGGGAAACACGGACGGTATCCCAATTCATTTGAAAAGACGGTGCGGTATCCGCTTAATTGAAGCTATAAAGCCGGAATCCTTATAACGACAAAAACTGTAAACCATACTAAATTTTATAGCACTATTCCGGAAGGCCGGAGAATCGGACTAATAATTACTAGATATGGGATATTTAAAAATTTACCGACTAGAAAAGTTTTTCTACGATACGGTAAAAAAGCGAATCTTTGAATGTCTTAACCTGTGGACGATAAATGAGCTATACGGGCGCAAAGGCGCTGTTAGCATAGCGGAAGTATTTGCAAAGGAACTAGAGGAAGAAGAAGCCGGAAAAAGATTTGAATATAACATCCGGGGCTTTATCATACCGAACGCCGACAAGTATCTATCCGTCTACGAGCAAGCGCGCCGACGCGCCTTTATAGATTACTTATACTCTCGGAAGGGGCAATTTAGAACGATGAAGGAAACAAAAGAAAATTGGAAAAGAAATGGAAGAAAAAAGAGAAAATGACCTACTGACAGTAGCACAGGCCGCACGCCTAGTAGGGTGCACGGAAAACGCTATCCGGTATCAGTTGCAAACCGGGAATCTTACCAGATTTGAAAATGCAGCCGGGAAGATACGTGTATCACGTAATGAAGTATTAGATAAACTTTTAAATTTTGAAAAGAAATGAGAATTAATTTTGAACTGAACACCGAGAACGAGAACCCGAGTATGTTACAGGCAACCGCCGAGTATCTGAACAACCTTGCAAAGATTAACGTAGGGCACGCAATTGAACCCGTACAGGGATTTGCAGAACCTAAACCGGGTAATTGTGCATGTGAGGAAGAAAAGCCCTTAGAGGAGCTTAAAAAGGGTGAGAGCATTGCCGAATCTATTGAGGCAGTAAAGGAACAACTAGCCGCCGAGAAAGAAGAAGCTAAAAAGACTACTAGACGTAGAGCGGTTAAAAAGGAAGAACCGGAACCCGCTAAAGAACCGGAACCCGCTAAAGAACCGGAACCCGCTAAAGAACCGGAACCCGCTAAAGAACCGGAACCCGCTAAAGAACCGGAACCCGCTAAAGAACCGGAACCCGCTAAAGAACCCGTCACAATCGAACAGGCCAAGGCCGTCGCAATGAAGGCGCTAAATAAGGGTCGTAGGGATGTGGTAAAGGACGCATTCGGATATGTGGGTGCAACGTCTTTCCCTTCACTTCCCGCCGAGAATTACGCCGACTTTATCAAGTACATAGAAGATAACTTGTAATGATACAGAATCACAGCGAAAGAGAACATGCGCTATTATCCCCTAGTTCATCTAGCCGTTGGTTGAATTGCACTCCTTCGGCTAGGCTAGCGGAGAACGCAGAAAACAAGTCAAGTGTATATGCCGAGGAAGGCACCTTATTCCACGAGATTTGTGAGTATTGCCTAGCGCAATGGAATGCCGGAGTATGGGAACCCGACCCGTTCGGGGAAGAACTTCCGGAACTTAAAGACGACCATTTGATGCACCCGCTATTTAAACAAGAAATGTTCAAGCACGCCCGCAATTATTGCGATTTCGTGATGAACGAGAACTATAACCTAGAAAAGTCGGACGGGGTGTGCAAATTGCTGCTAGAGGAAAAAGTAGATATTTCCGAATACGCGCCGGAATGCTTCGGCTCTGTTGACTGTCAATTAGTGGGGCGTGATACGCTGATAGTTATCGACTTGAAGTACGGGGAAGGCGTTAAAGTCTACGCAGAGCGCAACACACAAATGATGTTGTATGCACTTGGAGCGATTAAGGGGAAACCGTCTATAAAGACTGTCCGCCTAGTAATAGCACAAGTACGGTTAAATCATTTCGATGTGTGGGAAATATCAGCTAACGACTTGTTACAGTGGGCTGATAAGGTTCTGAAACCAACCGCAAAAAAGGCGTTCGCCGGAAAGGGAGAGCAAAAAATGGGTGATTGGTGCGGTTTTTGCCCTGTAAAGGCACAATGCCGGAAACAGTACGAGGCGGTAGTATCGGACTTCGATAAGTACGAATACCCGGAACTATTGACGGAAGACGAGATTTGCGACCTTATAGAAAAGATAGACAAGTACAAGGGTTGGTTAGAGAGTGTCAACAAGTTCGTGTATGATGAGGCGATAAGGGGTCACAAGTGGAAAGGTTACAAACTAGTATCGGGAAGGTCTAGCAGGGTGATAACTGATGAAGAAGCCATACGGCAAGACCTGTTAACCAAAAAATACCTAGAAGATGAGATTTTTAACATCAAGTTAAAGGGTATAGGAGACCTAGAGAAGCTAGTAGGGAAAAAACAGTTTTCAGCCCTTTACGGACAGTACGTAAAGTCCAAGCCGGGCAACCCTAAGCTAGTCCCGGACAGCGCGCCCGGAGATGAGATTAATCCGCTAAGTGATTTCGACATCGAAGGCTAACAAATAATAAAATAAGTAAAGCGATTGCAGGATATAAAAATAAAGCTATATCTTTGAATCGAATTAAAAATCCTATAAAAATTTAAAGACATGAGTAAAAAATTGATTTTAAAAAATGTGAGATTTTCCTATGTAAGAGTATTCGAGGCCGCTCCGATTATGGACGGAAATACAAACTATTACAGCGTATCCGTACTTATCCCTAAATCAGACACCAAGCAGGTGAACGAGATTAAAAAGGCGCTAAAAGAATTGGAGGGCGAATTTCTAGCCAACAACCCGAAATTAAAGGGTGTGCTTCCGGAAGGTTGGAGAAACCCGCTAACGGACGGTGATAAAAAAGGCGACGAAGGGTACGCGGATATGTGGGTACTTAACGCCAAGAGACAGGAAAAGAACGGGGCGCCGATTGTTATCGACAAATATAAACAACCGATTACGGTTAAAGAAGATATGTATTCAGGGGCATGGGGAACCGCTTCACTAGGTTTGTTCACTTACTTTAAGTCCGCTACTAGTTGCGGCGTTGGCGTTGGGCTTAACGGGATTCAAAAAGTTACAGACGACGACCGATTAGATGGGGGAGCAAGCGTTAACGACTTCGATTATGAAGGAGGCGAAGGCGGTTTGAGTGATTTTGAATAACAATTTACAGAGTTTTAATTTTTATTTATTAACCGATTTTATTTTATAACAAATGTGCGAGGTCCGCCCGAGTAGAAGCGGGCGGGCCTTATTTTTACCCCTAAAATTAGAACAAATGATTAACCCAATTTACATAGACTTTGAGACGTATTCCAGCGAGGATATAAAGACGGGCGGCGCGTACAGATATACGGCTGCAATCGACTTTGAGATACTCCTAGTAGGTTACGCAGTTGGGGACGGTGATGTAGTTATAGTAGATGTTGCAAACGATGAACTCGAGTGGAGAAGATTTAAAGACCTTATACAGGATGAACGCTACACGATAGTAGCGCACAACGCGCAATTTGAAAGATTGTGCCTAAAGGCCTACGGTATTAATATTCCGGCAAAGAGATTCTTATGCACCGCGTCACTGGCATTATATGCAGGTTTCCCCGAATCACTTAAAATGGTGTCCGAAGCGCTAAATCTGAAAGAAGGGAAGAAGAGCACCGGATTAGCCCTAATAAAATTCTTCTGTCTTCCACAGCAGGATAAGACCGGAAACACGTACCGTAACTATATGCAGGACTTTCCCGAGAAGGCCGAGGAATTTATAGATTATCTACGTTATGATGTTCTATCAGAACGCGAGGCATACCATAGATTAGAGTACTGCGACTTTCCCGAATCGGAAAGGGAAGTATATGCGCTAGACCAATATATTAATGACGCCGGGATAAAGATAGATACAGAGCTAGCCACGAATGCGGAGAAGATTAACAACGAGTTTTGCGACGGGCTGAAACACCGCATAAAAGACCTGTACGGAATATCTTCCCTAAAGTCAACCGCGCAACTGAAAAATTTCTGTCTTATCCGTACCGGAAAAAGTTTCGATTCATTCCGGAAAGAGGATATAGGCGGCATTATAGAGGAATGCAATGACGAACAAGTAACGGACGTATTAGAGTCCCGTAAAATTATCAATAAGACCAGCAACGCCAAGTACACGTCAATGTTAAGTTGCGTATGCCCGGACGGGCGTGTACACGGATTGTACCGCTACTACGGCGCGGGGCGTACAGGCCGTTTCGCGGGGCGTCTCGTGCAGATGCAGAACCTACCGCGCAATTATATAACAGAGTTAGACGCGTGCCGTGACGACGCTAAAAAGGGTGATTTAAGTACGTTCGAAATGTTTTGGGGCGATGCGCCGGGAATGCTTTCCCAACTTATCCGCACCGCCTTTATAGCTGATACCGGAAAGGTGTTCGTAGTGGCGGATTATTCCGCAATCGAGGCGCGTGTATTGGCGGGCCTGGCCCGTGAAGAGTGGCGCCTAGATGCTTTCCGCAATGGAAAGGACATATATGTAGTATCCGCTAGCCGTACATTCAGCCTACCGGAAGACCAGTGTGGCAAAGGTACGCATTACAGGCAGCAAGGAAAGGTAACGGAACTGGCGCTAGGGTACGAAGGTTGGGTAGGGGCTATGGAAGTTATGGATTACGAAAAATCGATAGACCCGGCACTATACAAGGATATCATACTACGTTGGCGAGACGCTTCCCCACGGATAGTAGAATTTTGGGAAACGTTGGATTCAAAGGCTAGACTTTGCATACGTAACAAAAAGAGAGTAGATGTAATAGCGCACGGTGTATGGGTGTGCGCGTTCGAGTGGTTCACAGAGAACAATTCACTCGCTATCCTGTTACCTTCCGGGCGCCGCCTGTTTTACCCGGAATGCAGGATAAAGACAAAAACAGTAAAGGGTAGGGAAAGAAGTGTTATAACATACATGGGAGTTAACCTTACCGGGAAATGGGGAGAACTGGACACATACGGCGGAAAGCTGACCGAGAATATCACACAGGCCGTTAGCCGTGATTTGTTGGTACATGGAATGCAGACCATAAGAGAGAGATTTCCGGATGTAGATATAGTTGGGCACATACACGACGAGACGGTTAATGAGGTGCCCCTAGACGATTTTGGAGAACCAACTGTAACATTACGGGAGATTTGCCAAGCTATGGCGACTACTCCGGAATGGGCCGAACCGTTTGGCATCCCGTTGAACGCAGAAGGATTTATAAGTAATTACTATAAAAAGGATTAGATATGAATAAGTACACATTGTCGGTTGCAGGAAGTTCGGCTTCACTAAAATGGACTACGGTTAAATATACATGGAGCGATTTTTTGGAACGCCTCAACCGCGATATACGCAGTACGGAGACTATGCGCGATTTTGACCGCCTCGACCGCACCGCTCGCGCCAATCTGAAAGATGTTGGCGGATATATGGCGGGGGAACTTTCCGGCGCTAGGCGGCTTAAAAGCGCGGTATTATCCCGGTCTATGATAACTCTAGACGTTGACTATGCCGACAGCCTTTTTCCCGTGGAGTTTGAAACTAGGTTCCCCGGCGTAGCAGCCGTTATATACAATACGCGTTCAGACAGGGAGAAAAGCAGGCGGTTTCGCGTGGTTATCCCGTTTGCCGAAGAAGTGCAGGATTCCGCGCAATACGAAGCCGCAGCGCGTAAAATGGCGGAATTGCTAGGTATAGACTTGTTCGACCCTACCACATTCCAAGCCGAACGGATGATGTATTGGCAATCTCTCTCATCAGACCAACCGAAAGTTTTCGAAGTGTTCGAGGGTGAGCCTATCAGCGCCGAATACCTGTTATCCCTGTACGGGAATAACGAGGAGTGGCGAGATATCCGTAATTGGGCATTCAAGTCGGACCAAGAGAAAGAGACACGCGCAATTGTTAGTAAGGCAATGGCGCAGAACCCACGAGAAAAGGCGGGTCTAGTGGGTGCGTTTTGCCGGGCTTATTCCGTTCCGGCAGCTATCGAAAAGTACCTTTCGGACGTGTACGAGATAGCACCGGGAAACGACCGTTACACTTACAAGGCGGGGCATAGTGTGGGCGGTATGATAGTATTTGACGACCTATTTTGTTTCTCGTACCACTCCACCGACCCGATAGCGGACGGGCACGCATACAACGCATACGACCTTGTGCGTGTGCATAAGTTCGGGCACCTAGGCAAAGGGGACAGCACAAAGGAGATGAACAAACTGGTTTGCGCGGATAAGGAATGCGTTAAATACATGGTTACGCCGGATGCCGACCTAGACGATTTCGACGATTTCGACGATTACGGGGATGCGGTGAAGTCAGATAGCACCAAGGAAGTTACGGAACTTGTGTGGGATTTAGACGGAAAAGGAAACAAGCAAGTAACAGTTAACAACTTCGTTAACGCCTTCAAGTCCGACCCCCTGTTAAATGGGCTGTTGGCTTATGACATGCTAAAGGAGACGATAGTATTTACCCGCCCGTCATTCACCGCCAAGGGAAGCAAGAAGGGCGACCTAGTCAATGATACAGATATCTCCATTATCAAGGGCCGCATAGAACGCATGCACGGGATATACAATGATGCCAAGCTGAACGACGCGATAGAACAGGTTAGCAGTGATAACGCATTCCACCCTATCAAATTGTATCTAGAGTCGTTGACATGGGACGGGGTGCCACGCATTGACACGTTCCTAGTTGATTACATGGGCGCCGAGGATAACACATACACTCGAGAGGCGTTCCGGAAAATGTTGCTCGCAGCCGTTACCCGCATATACGAGCCGGGGCGAAAGTTCGACACCGCTCTAGTGTTCTATTCCGAGCAGGGGGTAGGAAAGTCTACACTTATCCAACGGCTTTCGAAAGGGTGGTTCAACGACTCGTTAACCAACCTATCCGGGAAAGAGTCATACGAGGCTATTCAGTTTGCGTGGCTAGTGGAGCTAGCCGAGTTATCCGCCCTACGAAAATCGGATGTTGAGGCCGTTAAGAATTTCATATCGAAGCGGGAAGATACGTATAGAGGCGCATACGCTAGACGTGTGAAAACTCATAAGAGACAATGCGTATTTTTCGGCTCTACGAATGACGACGAGTTCCTAAAAGACGCGACCGGAAACAGACGGTTTTTTCCTGTGGCGGTGAAGCGCACGAGGAAAACCCGCATAATTTTTGAGCCGGAATTTGATGCCATTGTAGACCAACTATGGGCGGAAGCAATGGAGGGGTACATGCTAGGTGAGTGCCTCACACTATCGGATGAGGCGGAAGCCATTGCAGGCGGAACACGCGAGGAGTTCACAGAGCGCACGCCGATACAAGGCCTTATAGAGGAATACCTAGATAGATTATTTCCGGCGGATTATGAGGATAGGTTCCTAGCGCAACGCCTTGATTTCCTTAACGGTGATTTAGGGGAAGAAGGAACCGAGCCTAAAAACTCTTTTAGCCTTATGGAGTTGTGGACGGAAGCACTAGGAAGGCGGAAAGACGAGTACACAGTAGTTAAGGCCCGCGAGCTATCCAACGCGGTAAAGGCGCTGAAAGGGTGGAAGCGTGACAAGCAGGCCCGGCAGAAAATATATGGCCCGCAGGTTATTTATAGGCGAGTGGGTGCGGGTATTACAAAATAATGAGTATCTTTGCCGCGAGAGAATCAATTACTACTCATTCAATTCATCACCAACTACTATTTAAGGGGCTTACAGTTCAGAAGGGAGACGTTGTGAAACGTTTCCTTTTCTTTATTTGTGATAAATCTACAAAGTTTTTTCGGAAAATGTTTTGCAGTTCAAAAAGTATCCGTATCTTTGCAATGTCAATAAGAGATTAATAACCCTTTAAAATTAAAAGATATGGCAACTAAAGTAATAGACGAAAAGAAGAAATTTAGCTACGTAGTGACATTTGACCTGTTCAGACAAACCAACGTTAAGATAATGATAGGAAACAATATATACGAATATGTGAATACCATTAACGACTATAACGCCGCTAACGGGTGCAATACTATCGCGGTTCTATATGATTTCAAAGCGCAAAAGTACATAGCCGTTAATATACAAGACGAGAAGTTCAACCGTAAAGAGTGCGTAATAATAAAGTAGTAACCAGGGCGGGGAAACCCGCCTATAAAACATAATGACATGAAGATTAAAGTAACATTTCGCCTCCTAGGAGGAAAAGACACAACGGTAACAATGGAGGTCCCGCAAGAATCTATTGCAGACCTGTTAAGAGAAGATTGTTTCACGGACATAGCTAATAAGGCGTCCACCAAAACAGGGGGCCGTACACGATACGGATATCTTAGAAAGATAGAAGATAAAGATTATTAACGCCATAGAAATATGAAAAAGAATATACTTACATTTTTAACGTACCTGTTTTGGGCCGTAGCTTTCGTAGCGTTTATATTAATATTCTGTGAACCAACAACTAACATTTAAATATTATGTTTGAAATTTTAAAAGTAACCGTTATATTTGAGGGCGGCACGGCTGTAAAGTATCAAGGGGACGAACTAACCACCCTTATCGGGTCCCGTGAAGTTAATAATGTGGAGACGGTCCGCGATATAGCGAAGTTACGCGTAAAAGACCGATTACATGGTTTTGCGGTCAGCAGCGCCCCGAAACGGGTGATAATAGCGTACAGGGAGAAGGAATAAATTAAAATCAATATGGAACCTAATATGTAAGAGTAATGAGTAACAGAAAGAAATTAAGGGGCGCCAGAGACGGCGCCACACGTATCACACCGGACAAGTCAATTACGGGCACATTTAACGGCCTGTATAAATTAGAAGTATACGATAAGAAGTCGGACAATTGGAACACCCTAGAGGGATGCAGTAATTTAACGTGGGGGCAGGCAGTCATAGCCCGTACCAATTACACCGCGTTACGGAGGGAATGCAAGATAGCTAACAATACCGTTATACGGATAGTAAGACCGGGAATCGATGAAGGCGAACGAGACGAGTGAAAAGGTATTTGAACGTACTTTATCTAAGTACGTCAATGACAATGGAGGGATAGCAGTAAAATTGCTATCCCAATTTGTTAACGGGCTGCCCGACCGTATGTACCTGTTGCCCGGCGGGCACGCGCTGTTTGTCGAATTCAAGAGTACCGGAAAGAAACCGACCAAGATACAGGAGCATATTATAGACCGGATACGAAAGGTAGGATTTACCGTTATGGTAGTGGACAGCCCAGAGACCTACAAAAATGCTGTTTTGTACATTGATATGTTACTAGGCGTTAATATCGAATGAACAGGTATAACGAATGTTAATGTTTTGACAAAAAGTTTTGTAGTCCGGAAAGTATCCGTATCTTTGAAGTGTCAAAAGGAAATAACCACTTAAAATTAGAAGATATGGAAACAAAGACTTACAATTGGGTAGCAGTATTCGGAGTAACTGATACATTTACTGAAATGTGGAACGACTACACAGAAGGTGCAGCAAGACGGAAGGCAGAAAGACGCGCCAAGAAATGGAATTGCACTGTACGAATTTTCAGGCAAACCGATACTATTATTAATGAATCTTTAAAAGTTAAGTAATATGAAGTACAAGCAAGGAGAACTAACCGAGGCGGATATAGAGAAACGCCAAAGGTTTTGGAATAAGAAGGGGTTTTTCGGGACCCCTACAAAGAAAGAACTAGAAAAGCGTTCCAATGAAATGCAAAAGTTGCTTGCCGCTATGAGGGACTTCACGAGGGAGGAAATAGAGCAGATAAAAAGGGTGAGCCCGAACACTAGGAAATTTGGATATCTAGGCGAAGAACGTAACCTTATATGGGATGCTTCCTGGGAGGATATAGAATATGCTTTGCGGATCTCCCCGAAAACATTTAAAATAAACCAATCAAATAACATTTAAAAAGTAGAATCATGAAAAAGTTAATGAGTATTTTAGTAGTAATTTTGTTGTCAGTTAGTGCAATGGCACAGGTAACAAGTCAATCCGGAAAATTGGAAACCATTAAATCGTTCCGGTTAGGCACCTGTAAGCTAGTGAAGGTAGAGAAGGAAGGCGCGGTAACGTATCAGATAACCGCCCTAATCGCAAATGCAGCGTCTCATGAACTAGATATCCCCCTAGGGGATGAAAAGGCCGCGGCGGCCCTCTTAACGTCCCTAGCGGAATATAAACCGACCAAGGGTGAAGTAGTCAATCTTAATAACGTGGACGGTAATACAGCTACCTATTCAAAGTTTAACGGCACGTGGCAGATATACGGACGCGGTCGCACTCTGTACATAGTAGTGAGCAGAAAGGAATTGTCAACAATGGCTAAAGTAATAGGAGGCAAATAATATGGAGTCCACAGAAAGAGACTATAACGAGTTATACAGTAACGGAAATGAGTATATAAAGGTTTTCGTACATGCGGGACTGCATAACATATATGCAGCGACCAACGTAAAGACAAAGGAACAGAAACGATTCAACTCCCTTAAGGACCTGGAATCATATCTATACAATAAAGAGTATCACCTTGTTATGACAGACCGTGCTACGATATTCGCCCGTAACATTATGGAGGGCCTCTCCCCTCAATCCATTATAGACCTAACCACAAGGAGAGACGGAACGCGGAAAGAGATTTGTTTTCAGCGGGAAAACAGAACGTACACCGGGTGGATAATAGGCAAAAACCTATGCGATAAGCGGGAAGTAATTGTCAGATGCAATTGCCCCGGCGCCTATACGAACGCTACCGGACATAAGACCGTAACGGTACCCGTCGAGAATATTATACTATTGTCGGACTATTAATTTACTAGAGTCATGGAAGAATTTAATAAGAAACTTAAAGTAGACCGTATCAATCAGTTCGGGCACCTCGTTAAGTCTATGGCGAACGGTACGCCCGCTGAAGGATACACAATCGGAGACGCTATAAAGGCGCTGCCGGATAACCTGCAACAATTCTTGTTGTCAGAGGTACCCGACCGGATAATACGGAAAGAGCACACTCGTAGAGGCCTCAACATCCTAGAAGATACCACGCTGCTTGCAGGTGTAGACGAACTACGGGAGACCTACACGGACGAGGTTTTCAAGGTCAACCCGGCTAGAGAGTTGTGCAACCTGTTAGGCATCAGGTCGGCCTTTCCCGATATACTAGATGTAATAGACGAGGTTCTGAAATTGTTCCCGGAAAGACTGACACGTAAAGACCTTGCTAACGAGTTATACATGGACGAGATAGGAATGAGATAATAACGATTTAAATTATATAGCGATGAAAAGATTTTATTATGAAGTGGGCGAAGTATTCAGAAAGGACCGAAAAAGATATGTAGTTAAAGAAGCCCCGCACGGAACTTGCAAAGGATGCGATTTTTACAGGCTGAAACCGAACGGGGCGCCGGAATGTATAGGAATGGATTACGCGTGCGATATAGATTACCGGGATGATAATAAGAGTGTTATTTTTGCGGAACTAGGAAATGCTACGAAGGACTAATTTACATAAGTATCAGATAACGGCCGTCAACCATATCGAGAACAACCCGTTCGCCGCGCTCTTTCTCGATATGGGACTAGGGAAAACCGTGTCCACGTTAACGGCCGTGTCTGACCTTATAGAAAGATTTGAGGTAACCAAGGTACTAGTAGTAGCCCCTAAGAGAGTGGCCGAAATGACGTGGATAGACGAGGTTAACAACTGGGAGCAGTTAAGGCACCTACGCGTGTCAGTCATCAAGGGCACCGCCAGGCAACGCGAGATTGCCGCCAGGGCGGATGCGGATGTGTACACGGTTAGCCGGGATAATCTCGTGTGGCTCTTACAAATGTGGGGTGGGCAAAAAGTTCCCTATGATATGTTAGTACTTGACGAATTAAGTAGTTTCAAGAATCACAGCGCCAAACGTTTCAAGGCGGCAAAGGTTATCCGCCGGAGTTGTTCCCGTGTAGTGGGGCTAACCGGAACGCCTTCCCCAAATGGACTTATTGACCTGTGGGCGCAAATGTACTTGATAGACGGGGGGCAAAGACTGGGAAAGACAATAACCGATTACCGTGCTAACTACTTCCGCCCTGGGCGACAGAACGCCGGGATAATATACGAGTACAAGCCACTAGCCGATACCGAGGAAGTGATAGGCGGTAAGATATCCGACATAACATTATCAATGAAGACCCTTGACTTCCTAGATATGCCGGAAGTATCCTACATCAACAACTATGTAGAACTATCTCCGAAAGTAAAGAAGGCATACGACAAGTTCGAGGAAGAACAACTTCTAACACTGCTTGACGCTACCGGGGGCGATTCAAAGGAAATAACCGCTATTAACGCGGCAGCCCTTACAAACAAGTTACTACAATACGCGGGCGGCGCGGTGTATGATGAAGTACGGGACGTGTACGAGGTGCACAACGAAAAGATAGAGACCCTTATAGAAATGGTTGAGGCAGCGAACGGAGCGCCCGTACTCGTGGCGTATGGATTCAAGCACGAGGAGGCCCGGATAATGAAGGCTTTGCAGCCGTTCGGCGCGCGTAGGCTTAACACCGTGGATGATGTAAGGGACTGGAACGAGGGAAAGATTCCCGTACTGGTTACACACCCGGCAAGCGCTGGGCACGGTCTGAATATGCAGAAGGGCGGAAACCGTATAATATGGTTCAGTGCTACGTGGAGCCTAGAGTTATACCAACAATTCAACGCGCGGTTGTGGAGGCAGGGGCAGAAGAACAGCGTATTCGTGCATCACTTGATAAGCAAGGGAACGGTAGACGAGCGGGTAATAGACGTTCTTAACAAGAAGGCGACCGCGCAGGACGGGTTAATGAATATAGTTAAGGAACTTATTAAAAAACATAAGATATGAATGTATTGAGTTTATTCGACGGAATGAGTTGCGGACAAATCGCACTTACCGAACTGGGGTGTTTCCCGGACAAGTACTACGCTTCCGAGGTGGACAAGTTCGCCATACAGCAGACTATGAGCGTGTTTCCCGACACCATACAACTAGGGGACGTTACCAAGGTAGATGTATCGCAATTAGATAAGATTGATTTGCTGATAGGCGGAAGCCCTTGCCAATCGTTTTCATTTGCCGGAAAACAGGTGGGTATGGTTACAACCGATAAGGTAGATATAACCGACTTGCAGACCTACCTAGACCTCAAGGAAATGGGATTTGAATTCGAGGGGCAATCATATCTATTTTGGGAGTATATGCGCATACTGACAGACATACGGAAGTATAACCCGAACGTCAAGTTCCTGTTAGAAAATGTAGTTATGTCGAAGAAATGGGAAGCAGTATTAACGGCAGCTATCGGAGTGGAACCCGTCAAGATTAACAGTAACTTAGTATCCGCACAGAACCGGAAAAGATTGTATTGGACTAACATAGCCGAGATACCCCAACCGATAGGCCGGGGAATATTTATCCGTGATATCCTAGAGGACGAAGTAGATGAAAAATATTATATATCATCTAAAGCCCTTGAGGGTATGGTTAACCGCGCTAGGGTAAACGCCGAGAAAGGAAATGGTTTCGGAGCACGAATAGCGCCGGGAGGGAAGGCGAACACGCTTTTGCAAAGGTGTTACAAAGACGGGAAAGATAATCTTATAATAGCTGCCAGCCGTGGAAGGGCGTGCGAGGACGGGGTTACTAGGCAGCACCTAGAGCCGAGGAAGGACGGAAAGTCTAATTGTCTCACTACGGTACAGAAAGAAAAACCTATTGATTGAGAATCGCAGCACGTTAAGACGGCTAACGCCTAGAGAGTGCGCACGATTGCAGACCGTACCGGATTGGTACAAGTGGGTGGTATCTGACACTCAGATATACCGGATGTGCGGTAACGGGTGGACGGTAAAGGTTATAGAACATATATTGAGTCACTTATTTAAAAACTGAATTATGAACGAAAAGTTTGAATTAACAAAGTTTTCCGCGGGTGATACCAAGGAGCATGAAGGCGTAACCTACAAGGCGGTACGCCAAGGGCAGGACGAAATGTGCAAGGGGTGTGCGTTCCATAAGAGAGGCGAACCTTGCAAAAGCCCTAGAGGGTGGTTGTGTGTAGAGATAGGTACCGAGAAGAACTTAATTTTTAAAAAAGTAGAATAATGGAAAACCAAAATTTAACATCAGAATATCAAATCGGCGATACCGTGGAATTGAACAATGAAAGATTTACATACATGGGTTCGCAGTACGACACGGTGTACAAATGTACCGTGTACTTATATAGACCCGTTAAGGGGAAATCTAAAACATTAACCCCCGCTACTAAAAAAGAATCGGCACGACTGGGCATACCCTCTAATTATGTCGTGATAGTTTTCAAGGCTTCGGTACCTAAAGACTCAATTAGCACACCGGAGCGTAAACGGTCGTTCACTTCTAAAATGTTTGGCTGGTTCCTAGAGTCCAACCGTTGGAAACATTTCCTATACGCTATCCCGGCGGGCGCTATAAACTTTTGGCTGGCGGTCGGGCTGGCACTAGGCATGGAGTTCAAAGACGCGCAGCACGGCGGTAAATTTGATTGGGTGGACGCTACGTGCACGGCGGTAGGAGGTTTTGCCGGGGCTTGTTATGAGAATGTTAACAGCGATTTTACTAACCGTGGTGTGGGCGTTCCTACTGGCGCTGATAGCCGCATTAACAATGTGTAGATTATAATGGGACAGAAACTAATGGAGTGCAGAAAGAAACCGCTAGAGTTCGTAATACAAGACCTAGCCACGATACTGAATGTAAATGAGTTCTTCCTATTCAAGTTCTGCAAGGAGAACGGGATATATTACAGGAAGGCTAAAAATTTCCCTTACCACTTGGTAAAGGCAATGGAGATTTGCGAGGTGATTCCAAAATTAAGAAGGGAGATAGCTACGGTACGAGACGACAGGAACACGAGAACCGAACCAAACCGCATACCAACTATTGAGACCTTATTTATCAAGGACAGTGAAAAGGCAAAGCTAGACAAGTTCAATATGGGGGATGTCCCTAGGATATGGTGCCCGGGAACGGGGACGGTTAATTACCGAGGCAGGGTAGAATCAAATGTAATATACCGCCTTAACTATTATAAGGACGGAACCGTATCACTAGACATGTGGAAATGGTCGTTCCATAAGTGGGAAATGGCGGAACCGTGCAGGGCGCTAAGGAATCGTAAGGAAATTTTACGCGAATGGGCACGCAAACATAGCTTTATAGCGAGGGATAAAGACGGTAAAATAGTCGAATAGCTGAAAAAAACTTTCTTCTCAAATTTCTATGTTATTACAATTTTAGTGATGACACAAAGATTTTGAGAGGAAAGTTTTTTCTCATTTTATTAACATTTTAGGTTAATTGATACTAAATCGTTGTAAACAATATTTTTTGAGAGGCAATTTGAAAATAACGTTTTTCGGGCAAAAAGAGTGTTTTAAAGGATATTGAGAGAAAAGTTTTTTGAGAGAAAATATACAATCAGCCGTTTTACTCATTTCTTCTCAAAAAAGTGTACTAAAAGGTTTTACAATTCTGTTTTATCTGTGACACTTATCAATGACGCGTAAAGCGCTGATTATCAAGCTACAAACTTTTTGCTGTCACAGGTAAAGATTTTTCATCAGTGACACGTAACTGACTGATATTTATATAGTTATATATAGTGTAATAGATGTAATAGAGGATTTGTATAGAGATAAAAATGAATGATTTTAGATTAGTGATTTGATATA